CATAATTTCTTTAAGTGTCTCGACAATTAGTTTGAGATACTCCATTTTAGAATCTAGTTCTTGAATATGAGGATCAGCATCGTACATACGATTCATATCACCCTTAAGAACTGATAAACCATTCAATGGATCATATGGCCAACCAAGATCATCGATCTCTTCTTTTGATAGTTTACCATTATAATGCAGCCACTTGTTTTTAAGCAGAACCTTCATCTCGTTATCAGACTTCTTATACCTAAGCTTAGCCAAAGTATAGATCTCTAAATATTTTCCATGCAGTTTAGCAGAATCTCGAGAAGCTTCATCATAATTCATCTCATCAATCTTACTATCTCTCTTCCACATTTCTAAGATCTGTTCTAAATCAAGTGGGTTTGCCATATATGTTCCTCAATAAGTAGATTATAATATTATTTATATCACTTCAAAATATGTGAATTTGAACGTGGCTGTTGCCTGTAGATATTCAACATCGCTTGTGCCAGCATCAAACTCTAAAGCATCTAAATTAGTTGGAAATAATCCAGTAAATCTAACAGTCTTTGATGAATTATTATGACTTGTAAGTATATGCAAAGTCGCATCAGATCTCAAATCATCGTCTGATTGAGCTAACGAGTGCATCCAATTAAAGACTTCTAAGTAGTTATCCATATCTTCAGTTACACTAAAACGAATGCTCAGTGTATCAAAATTGATGCGATCGCCTGGTTCTGCGTAGTTAACAGACTTATATGAACTTGCAGCTTCAGATAGCGAAAGACTTGGAAGAGTTACAGCATTGGCAAAGTACTCTAAATTTGGATAATTTGCAACTTTTAATCTAAATCCAACAGGACTCAATAGATTCTTATTGCATGTAAGTGTTGTTGACATTGTAATCACCGTTATGTATTAGTTCATTATTATTTATACACGGATCCGAGGCAAAAGAAAGGGCAGCCGAAGCTACCCTTCTTTATGTAACTATTACTTATTAAGTAATTTCGAAATTACGCACCCGATACAGAAAGGATGTTAGCAACTTTGAAAGAACGGAAGTAAGTATTTTGACGAACCGCACCAGATACGAATGGGTTAGCAACTTTACCGTAACGAGTCTTGAAACCAATTTTTGGTTGGAAGGTCGAAGGATCAACTGCACGAACCATAGTTAATGGAACGTAAGGGCAGTAGAAGTAACCAGCATCGTATGGGTTAGTACCACGATAGCCAACAGTAACATAATCGATACCAGCATATGGATCAACATATACTTTAATACGACCGTTAAGAAGACCAGCGAAAGTGTTACCAGTAACATCTACTTGTAACTCATTACCCATAGCAGGTGTGTAGTCTAATACGCCTGAAGCAGCAAGAGCAGAAGCAACATCAGAAGAAACGATAACGAAGTTACCTTTACCACGACGAGTTGCTTTAGCGATAGCGTTAGCTTCAGTTTCAATTTGCATGATTAATGCTTTGAATTTCTCTGCAGACCAGCGACCATCAGCATCAGTTGAAAGATCGAAAGTACCGTTTGCAGCAGTGTTAGCGCCAGTAGCACCAAGAACAGCTTGAACATTGATATCGCGAACGATTTCACGGTTGATTTCAGAAAGAATTTCAGCAGATAAGATATTTGCTAATTCAGCTTCAGCGTCTAAACCATGAACAGCTTTAAGATCTTGAGCTAATTCCATAGTGTATTCAGCTTTAAGAGCACGAGTAGTAGCAGTTACAGTAGTCTTGTCGATGCTGAAACCCATTTCGTTAGGGTTAACTGCTTCGCCAGTTGCTGTTGCCATACCTTGACCAGTAACAAATGCATCATTGATGCCGTCAGCTGGAGTAGTATCAGTACCACCGAATGGATCATCTCCACCGTGTGCCACAGCAGTATCACCAGAGAAACCAGTATCAGCTTCGTTGAATAATGCTTCATCACCATCAGTAACGCCAGAATCAGTAGTTTGGTACTCAGACTTCATAGCGAAGATAAGACCAGTAGGACCACTCATTGGTTGAACGCCAGCAATATCATAAGCGATAAGGTTAGGCATTGCACGTCGTACTAAAGAGATAAGTACTGGATCAAATCCACCAGTAGCTTGGCTAGGTGAAGAGTCAGCAGATACTGTATCTTCGTTTAAAGAAAATGAACCATGAGAATTGCTTTCTTTAAGAGCGATTTCTTGGTTTTCTAATAACTTTGCAGTTACAGATTTTTTGTATTTATCAGCAATCGCAGGTGCGTCGCCATGATCAAGGACTGGTGCCCATTTTTCAGTTAAGTTTTGATTTCCACCGAACATAATGTTCTCCTAATAGGAATATTTAATTAAATTGTTAAGTTTGTCGACTAACAGGTATATTTATACCTACTTAGTCTTTGACATTGCTGTCATGTATCGAGCCATATCACCAGATACTGTAACTACGTCTGCTACGTCTTCTGAGATCAATTCAACTTCAGATGTTGTTGAATTATCGCCAGCGAAGAACGATTCTTTAACTGTCTTAGCTTTCATTTCGAAAGATTCAGCGTCAGAGTAATCTACATCTTCTAATAAAGAAGCTAGTTTTTCGGCTTCTGTTGTGGCTAGACCTTCAGATTGACGACGAACGATATCTGAACGAGTACTTTCTTGTACTTGACCAAATAATGCTACGTTATCTTCTGTGGTTTTATTTAACTGTTCTTCTAGCTCATTGACTTGGTCAGTTAATTCATCAACTAAGTCAACTTTACCTTCAGGTACAGAAACATAATGCTCTTTAAACACAGTTTGTAATGAAGTCATAAAGTCTTCAGCAATCTCAGTGCGTAAACCACCTTCAATAGCCAAAGCATTTTCAGTCATCCAAGTATCAACCGCATAGCTTAAGTAAGCATCTACTTTTTCTACGAGGTCAGTTTTGAATGATGCAACTTCTTCTTCAAGTTGGACAGCGCTTTCAGCTTCAATACGAGCAACTTCTTCAGTTAACTCAGCGTTGAAAATTTCAGCTGCTTTCTCTTTGAATTCTTCTGAAAGAACTTCGTCATCATCGATAGCAGATTCAATAGTATCTTCAGATACAACTGACTCAGCTTCAACTGCTACGTCTTCCTTTCTTACCATTGAAGCATAAATTTTCTTAGCTTCATCAGTATTTGCTTTCTTTAACATGTTAACTGCGGCGTTTAAGATACCAGCTTTGGTTGATGGTACTGCATCTTCATCGACTTCATCTTCGTCTTCGTCTTCTTCATCATCTTCGTCTTTATCAGACGCTTCAGATACGACTTCAACTTCGGCAACTTCTTCGATTTCTTCTGCAACCATTTCCTCGGCAGGAGTCTCAGCAACTTCTTCGGCTACGTCTTCAACAGTATCTTCCGATACAGTTTCTTCAGTAACTTCAGCTTCAACTTCAACAGTATCTTCTGCAACGACTACTTCTGTCTCTACAGCTTCAACCAGATCGGTCTCAACAGCTTCGATGTCTTTATTTTCTAAATCAGACATATAACTCTCCTAAGAGTTTTTAAGTTTAGAGAGGAAAGTTTGAAATGCTTTAATCTCAGTCTCGGTCGAATGACCAGCTGGAGCATTTTTAATTTCAGTCTCAATTAATTCAATTTCTTGAGGTTTAAGGATACCATTATCCCAGATCCAATCTACACCTTCCATTATACCATTAACAAAAGCTTCTGGTGCTGACGGATCTTGTACAATGTCTATAGTGGCAAGATGAAAATCCTTACCAACATATGTGTTACCATCCTTACGACGCTCAAGACTACCCATACCACGACTTGATACACCAAGCTTAACACCACCTTCAAGAAGACCTTCAACGATCCGGCCCATAGGAGTTTTAAGAATTGATGCTTTTCCTATAATATCACTACCATCAAAATACAGGTCAGTGATCTTATGTGAAACTTTATCCAAGTTAATTGAAGGACCTTCTGGGTGATTTAATTCACCAACAGCTCGTCCTGTCATAACTTGAGTTGTAATGTATTTTTGAACAGCTGATTTCATTACTTCGCTTTCATAAATACGACCATTACGATTCTTTTTATCTGCTTGCATGAATACGCCTTCAATAGCATATGACTTGCCAGCATCTGTGTCTTCAGTGAGTACGTTATAATCACTTTCAACGAATTCCGATATCATCTTCATTATTATTATTCCTTATCCTTAATCTTCAACGTCAGTAGACTCAGACTGAACAAATACTGGACCATTCATAATCTCAGTAGTTGCGGCTCTAACAGCAGATCTCGCTACTGTTAATTCCTTAATAGCATCAGAGTACGCTTTCACTGCAAGGTCTCTTTTCTTGCTAACGCTCTTAATATGAGAAACCATCTTTTTATTTTTAGCTGGATCATCAGGTTTAAATGAATGGTTAGGAAAGTCAGCCAACGCAGCAATTGCATCTTGAATTTCATTAACACCTGACGCAGTATCTACTTTCTTAATAGTATCAACAAGCTTCTTTGTTGTTAATACTTTTTTGCCTTCTTCGAGCTCAACAGCTTGAGGTTTAGCAGATTCACGTAAATCTTTAAATGACTTCATTACAGTTCCTTGTCTATTTCGGCTTCAGTATTACCATACATATTACTAGCGATTTCGATCTTTTGCGCATCTAATGCACCAGATACTTTATCACCAAGAGCTAGATCAAAACTAGCTTTAGCCTTGGCAGTATCACCATTAGCTAAATCGTTAATAAGATTTTCAATAGACATACGTTACCTCGTTATATTTATTTATACTAGACGTCCAGATCATCTAGATCGTCTTCTGGTTCTTCGGCCTTTTCTTTTTCCATTTGAGCATTCATTACTTCGATTTCATCATCGCTCTGTTGAAGTACGTTCTTACGAACCCAATCTCTAGAAACGTACTGACCAACATATTCATCTAAAGTTGCAAGCATTTCGAATCGCTCTCTACGAATCTCGTTAGTCTTAAGTTCAGCGAAGTGGTTATCTTCAATAAAGTTAAAATTAATGTTAGACCTAAATTCTTTCCAATCTTTTTCTGTGATAACACCTTTAAGTAACAGCTGTGTTTTCAGTAACTGCAAGAATATACTAGAAAAACGAGTGCGTAGTCTATCAACAAACTTCTTGAATTTAACTTCGTCTCTGTTTATCTCTGATGCTCGACCTAATGCAAACGTAGAATCTTGTTCCATGCGACTAACCGGAACATTTAAAGATCTATACAATCGCTTCTGGAAATAGACAATATCATCTATTTGTCCTAGGTTTTCACCACCAGGTAGTGTAGAAATCTCAGTACCTCTACCACCTTCTCGTCTTGGTAAGAAGAAATCTTCTAACATAGACATATGTTTCTTATCATTCTGCATTTCGCCAGTGTTCGCATCATATACTAGTTTGTTACGATACTGGTTCATAATACCACGTAAATATTCTTCAGCCTTACCTTTCTGTAAGTTACCAACATCAATATAGAATATACGACGTTCTGGTGCTCGTGATATACGATAGATTACTAATGAATCTTCCATCATACGAAGCTGATTTACTGGTTTAACTGCCTTATGTAAATACGAAAGAGTGCGTTTGCGACTAGCATCAGTAACACCTGAAGTACAATAAGCAATCGCGTCTTTCTTAATCTTTAATCCTTCTTTAGCTTCTGGTGAATCTTTATAGATGTAGTAGTCATTATTGTCTACGTATACTTTAGCACCAGTCTTAGGATCATTTTCTTCAGTAACTTCTTTTACCTTGCTGAGTTTAGTCGGATCAATATACCGTAACTCTTTAATGCCAGCTTTCTGATTAGCATCGTCTATCATAATATGATATGGTAAGCGACCATCGACATACCATTTACGGAATATATCGTGACCAAACAGATTGAAGTCCATTAACTCCAATACTGTATCAAATTCTTGTCTGATAATCTTTTTGATTTTATCTGAGACGTCTACCGCATCAAGTACGATATTTACAGGTTGATCTTTATCACCTACAATTGATTCATTAACTATATCTTCTATTGCTCCATCACATTCAGGATGCATAGCAATGTCACGATATTTACGAATCATATCGCGATCAGATTTAGCCTTATCTCCGTCTAAGTCAACGTAAGAACCAAAATGAGAACCACCACCGACAATAGTACCAGTAGCATCTTCTTCTGTCTTAGGAACAAAGGATGCAATATCCTTTTCCTTATCACCTTTACGTTTTATATCGAAGCCAAAAAATGTTGCCATTGTAATCTCCATTAGCAAGAGGGCTAGACGATTCTAACCCTCTGTACTAAATTATTTATACAACCCTACGAAGTGACTCCGGTCGCTTCCCAGTATTGTACTTGAAGCTCAACTGTAAATTCTTCGATAGTGTTCTCAGAATCATAGCTAAGATCAATAGCTCCTAAGTTAGTTGGGAAAGTACCACGGAAGTCATAAGACTTAACCACTGTACCGTCTTTAGCTAACTGTTGAACTGTCATATCTGCTTGGTACGCAGTTGGATCAGTAAGTCCAGTATTATTTTGATGCTCATTAATACCATTCATCCAACGCTCAAAAGCATTTCGAACACTAAATTCTACATCATTGATAACTGTAAGAGTTAATGGTTCGAAAGTACGATCACCAGCAATCTGAAGCTGACGACCACGGAATGGAATAGTAATTGGAGCGATAACAGATGAAGGAAGCTGAGCACCTTTACATAAGAAAGATGTTAGTTCAACATCACCCTGAGCATAACCTGGAAAGTTACAAATAACTTTAAACATGTTAGCACGGGCACCACCGCCTGTTAATTTTGATTTGAAATCATCTACGCCTAAAATAGCCATTTTTTAATATCCTCTAATTAAGAACCGGAGATTTCAGAGAAATCCACACCAGTTCTAGTTGCGATAAAGTTAAGAGTGATAAAGTTAATAGAACGCGCAGGTTTAACATAGATGTCAGCAACGAAACGGTTACCATCAACTACTTCACCAGTATTGTTAGTAGAATCACATATAACTGCGAAATCAGTA